ATATTATGGACATACAAGAAATACTTGACATGTGGGAAAAAGATGGAGTCATCGACCAGTTTAAATTAGACGACACAACAATCAAAAACGCTACATTGCACTCAAAATACTTGAGTCTTATTACCGTAGCCAAACTCAAAAAGAAAACAATACAGCAATCATATGATAACCTACTTAAAGATAAGTGGTTGTATTATAATGGGAAGATGTCGCAATCTGAAATGGATATTAGAAAATGGGATTACGACCCGTTCAATGGACTTAACAAACCACTCAAAGGTGATCTAAATCATTGGTATAATTCAGATAAGGATATACAAAAGAGCCAGGCTGAACTAGAGTACTATAAAGTTATTATAGAAACACTAAAAGAGATATTAGATGCTATAAAATGGAGACATTCTCAAATAAAGAATATCATTGAATGGCGGAAGTTTGAGGCGGGCGTGTGATTGATATAAAGTTAGAAAAGATTGACGAAGCATATTTAAGAGTTATCTCTGATGATAGGGGTATCATGATGGAGCTGTCTGAGTTCTTTACCTTCTTCGTTCCCGGTTACAAACATATGCCGGCATTTAAGAATAAGATGTGGGACGGCAAGTTACGCTTACTTGATTTAAGAACTAATAAGATATACAGCGGACTACAAAAGTATATAGAACAATTCTGTATTGAACGTAACTATTCAATTGAAGTACCGTACCAAGAACCATTTGATGATAATATAGATTGGGTGGATCTATTACCGCTAGGTAATATTAAACCTAGAGATTACCAGAAAGATGCAGTCAAATATGGATTGAGTAATCGTAAAGGACTGTTGGTAAGTCCTACAGCTTCAGGCAAATCTTTAATCATATACCTGTTAATTCGATACTTCATGGAATATAATAAGAGTAAGAAGATATTGCTTATTGTACCTACAACATCACTTGTTAAACAAATGTATGGTGACTTTGCTGATTATTCCAAGGATGACGAAACGTTTAATCCTAATGTATGTCACCAAATCATGGCTGGTATTGACAAGAATGCAGATACACAAATCTATATCAGTACGTGGCAATCCATATACAAGATGCCTAAAGAATATTTTCAACAATTTGGTATGGTGATAGGAGATGAAGCACATAACTTTAAAGCTAAATCACTAACATCTATTCTTACGAAGTGTTCTGCGGCAAAGTATAGATTCGGTTTAACCGGTACACTTGATGGTACACAAACACATAAGCTAGTATTAGAAGGTTTGTTCGGGCCTGTATATAATGTTACAAGTACCAAAGCATTGATTGATGACAATCACTTATCAGATTTAGATATTGAAGTGGTGCTCTTGAAGCATCCTGAGGAAATGTGTAAGGTAATATCCAAGTTAAAATATCCTGATGAAATCTCGCACATTGTCTCTTATGATCCTCGCAATAAATTTATTAAGAATCTAGCATTAGATCAGAAGGGTAATACATTAGTTCTATTTCAATTTGTAGAGAAGCATGGCATACCATTACATAAGATGATTGCTGATGCAGCACATAAAGATAGAAGAATATTCTTTGTAGCAGGCATGACAGACGCAGACACACGCGAGGATATAAGAGCTATTACAGAAACTCAGAATGATGCTATTATCGTAGCAAGTTTAGGCACATTCTCCACAGGTATTAACATTAAGAATCTCCATAACATTATCTTTGCATCTCCAAGTAAGTCTCAGATCAAAGTATTACAGAGTATTGGACGTGTTCTTCGTAAATCTGCTACAGGCCAACCAGCAAAAGTATATGATATTGCTGATGATCTCCATTGGAAAAGCCGTAAAAATTATACTCTTAACCATAGTGCTGAACGGATTAAGATATATGCTAAACAGAAATTTAGATTTAAAATACACGAGGTGGAGCTATTATAAATACATATATGGAAGAAGATAATAAACTACCAACCACATTAGAAGAACTACCAATCAAGTTCTTTAAATTAATGAGTGGTGAATCAATTATATCATACACACATGATGTTGATAATGAGTATTGTATCGGGTTAGAAGAACCTATGACAGTATCTACTAATACAGAACATGACTATGTTTTAACTCCTTGGATACCATTTGCCGATGGTAGAGTACATATATTAGAAGCTATGAATGTTGTTATTGAATCTCCTGTAGATACTCATATGAAGGCTCAGTATATGAAAATAGTACTTAATACTATAATAGAAGATAATATCAAACCTGAATCTAAAGTACTTCATTAAATATATAGTACTATCCTGGCTCGACTACTTAGTCTATTATATCACACTTTACGGTAAATGTACACCCTTTTATCACTTATTTTTAAAATAAAAAATAAACAGCTATTTAGTGTACTTTTAGTAAGAAATATGTTATAATAGATCTATAAACTTTATAATTAATGAGACTTATATCATGACTGAAAAGATCAAACCAAGAGACAAACCCCATTACGTAAACAACAGAGACTTCTCTTATGCAGTAGTTGATTACGTCACCGCTTATAAGAAAGCTCAAGAAGACACTCCCGATAAACTCCCACAAGTAACAGATTATATTGCTACATGTTTTATGAAAATATGTGAAGGATTAAGTCATAAACCTAACTTTGTAAGATACACTTATAGAGATGAAATGGTAATGGACGGGGTAGAGAATTGTCTTAAAGCAGTATACAACTATAATATTGAAGCTGCTACAAGAACTGGTAAGCCCAATGCATTCTCTTACTTCACTCAAATCGCTTACTTTGCATTTGTTAGACGTATCATTAAAGAAAAGAAACAAGCCGACATTAAGTATAGATTCATGGAACAAGCAGATGTAGAACAATTCATGGTTGGCATTGATGTTAATAACCCTGTTGATAGCGCATTCATTAATACATTGAGAGAGAAGATATCTAAGATCCGTATTAAGGATGAGGCTATCAAAGAGTTTGCTAAAGAAGAAAAGGAAGTTAAGAAAAAGGGTTTGGAGTTGTTTACAGTATGAAAATTGCTGTAATATCGGATACACATTGTGGTGTAAGAAACTCATCAGAAATCTTTATGCAATACCAAGAGGAATTTTATAGAGATATATTCTTCCCATATTTAAAAGAACATGATATTACTAACATCTTTCATTTAGGTGATTACTATGATCATCGTAAGAATATTAACTTTAAAGCACTTAATCATAATAGAAAAGTATTCCTTGAACCTTTAAAGGATAATGGTATTCATATGGATATCATTCCAGGTAATCATGATGTCTTCCATAAGAATACAAACGATCTCACCTCTTTAAAAGAGTTGTTAGGTTACTATACTGCTAATGTAAGTATTATACAAAATCCCACTGAATTACATGGCGTACATCTTATACCGTGGATCAACCAAGAGAACTATGTTGAGTTTGTTGATTATATTAAAAAGAATAGTGGTATACTCATGGGTCATCTAGAACTTAAAGGATTCGATGTTCTTAAAGGATTTGCTGCACCACATGGCATGGATGGGACATTATTTAAACATTACGACAGTGTCTATTCAGGTCATTATCATACACAATCTGAACACGGTAATATTAAATACCTTGGTGCTCAAATGGAGTTTACTTGGAATGATGCACATGATCCTAAATACTTTCATGTATATGATACTGAAACACATGAGATGACAGCAGTTCTTAACCCTATCACAATGTTTGAGAAGGTTTATTATGATGATACAGATATGTTCTATACCAACGGTGGATATGATGTATCATCGTTAAAGGACAAGTTTGTTAAAGTTATTGTTGAGAACAAGTGTAACCCGTATGAGTTTGACAAATTCATTGATGAGCTAGCTACAATTAATACTCATGAGTTAAAGATCATTGAAAATTTTAAAGAGTTCCTTGGTGATAACGTTGAAACATCTCTTGAAGATGTAGAGAACACACAAGAATTAATGGAAGACTATATCCAATCAGTTAATACAGATTTAGATAAAGGTAAACTAAAATCACTCATGAATAGCCTATATTCCGAAGCTGTAGATATGGAGATCCAATGATAGCATTTAAGAATATTACATGGAAGAATTTTTTATCAACAGGTGCTAATGAGATATCAATTGATTTGAATAGACATAAATCTACGTTAATCGTAGGACATAACGGTGCTGGTAAATCTACTATGTTAGATGCATTATCATTTGCTTTGTTTGGTAAACCCCATAGGAATGTTAAGAAGAACCAATTGATTAACTCGGTTAACGGTAAAGGTGCTTTGGTTGAGGTAGAGTTTGAAACATCTGGTCACAAGTTTAAAATCGCAAGAGGTATTAAACCAAACATCTTTGAGATATATCAAAACGATAAGATCATAGACCAGAGTGCTAACACTAGAGATTATCAGAAGTTCTTAGAACAAAATATCTTAAAGCTTAATCATAAGTCATTCCATCAGATTGTTGTTCTTGGGTCAAGTTCATTTGTGCCATTCATGCAATTACCACAACACCATAGGCGTGAAGTCATCGAGGACTTACTTGACGTTAATATTTTTTCTAAGATGAAGAGCATCTTAAAGGATCGTGCAACAGATACGAAAAGTCATTTTAAAGACACTAAGCTGCTATTAGATGCTGAAAAGAGTAAGATAATATATCAGCAGAATCATGTTAATAAATTAGATAGTTTGAATAAAGCAGCTATGGTATCTAAGGCTGATGATCTATTAGATCTTGAGAAAGACTTAAAGGATTGTGCGAATGACTTGCAGGCGAAGACAGAAGAGATGTTAGCCTTTGGTGATCTAGCAAAGATACAAAGTGACTTAAATACAAGCAATTCTGAAAAGACTAGTTTAACCCTGAACATGGGCGAGATCAAAAGTGGCATAAAGGCCTTAGTTACGAAGAGCAGGTTCTTTGAGGCAAATAATGAGTGTCCAACGTGCAAACAAAAGATCACAAAAGATCTTAAAATGCAACAAATGGAAGGCGTAAAGGATGCTGCAAAGGCTCTAGAAGACAGTCGTGTCCTGTGTTCACATAATATTGGCGATGTGGATAGTAACATTAGTGAGTTACACAGGTGCATCCAGGAGATCACTAGTGTAGGGTCAGAGATCAAGACTATCCAGATTAATATGCAAATGATTAATAACATGATAACAGAACATAACAATAAGAGTTATGAGATCACTGATGTTGCTGATGATCTTGCTGAGTTAAATAGATTAAAGAAGAGTGCTGATGAGTTACGAGATACCTTCGATGAGTTATCAGATAAGATGTTATATAATGATATAGCCAGTGAGATGCTTAAAGATACTGGTATTCGTACTAAGGTTATTAAAGAGTACTTACCTGCAATGAATATGTTAATCAATCAATATTTGCAAACACTAGACTTCTTTGTATCATTTAACTTAGATGAGAATTTCTCTGAAACTATTAAGAGTCGTCATCGAGATTCATTTGTATATGCTAACTTCTCTGAAGGTGAGAAGCAGCGTATAGATTTAGCATTATTATTTGCATGGCGTAAGATAGCTCAAATGAAGAATTCAACTAACACCAATTTATTAATACTTGATGAAACATTTGACTCAAGCCTAGATACAGATGGTGTCGACAATCTCATGAAAATTCTATATTCTTTAGATGAGAATACTAATACGTTTGTTATATCTCACAAGCCAGACTTATTAGAGTCTAAGCTTAAGTCAAAGATTGAGTTTAAAAAGCTTAATAACTTCTCTGCACTAGTGTAATTCCATATCTCTTTGGAGATATACATCTATATCTCTTTGGGGATATAAAACTATATCCCTTTTTATTTCGCATTTAGTCAACATATTTTCTCCAGCTATGGTATAATAGAACTATAAACAATAAAAAAGGAAGTAGTTATGAATTTACAATCACAGGATTATTTAGCTAAGTTACTCGCTAAAGAAAATCTCACAGTTCAACATGGTAACTATCAGACAGCATCGTTCGATGTAATTAATCGTGTATTAAATCTTCCACTTTGGGCAGACAAAGGTAAAGCAGTTCATGACTTACTTGTAGGACATGAAGTAGGACACGCCTTATATACACCTTCAGACGGGTGGCATGACTCTGAAAAAGAGATTCCGGGTGTACCAAGAGATATGATTAATATCATTGAAGATATTAGAATTGAAAAGAAAATACAAGAGACTTATCCTGGTATCACTAGAGCATTCAGGCAAGGTTATAAAGTTTTGTTTGATGATAACTTATTTGGCACTGTTGGTAAAGATCTTACATCATATAACTTTATGGATAAATTAAATATTCATTCAAAGGGTAGAGGATATCACACAGTTAAATTTAATGAAACTGAACAGATGTTTGTTGATTTAGCTATGTCAGTTGATACTTGGGAAGACGTTTTAAATGCTTGTCAAGAGATTAATGATTGGTTAGCTAATAGAGAAGATTATGCTGAAGATGAAGAACAACCAACTACAGTAGTTGCACAAGATACAAATGAACAAAGTAACTCTACTGCGGGTAGTGATAGCGAAGATCAAACTGAAGAAGACGATGAGGACAGCACAAGTCAAAGTGGCAACAAGGAAAAAAGTGTAACAGATCAAACTGAAGAAGACGATGAGGACAGCACAAGTCAAAGTGGCAACAAGGAAAAAAGTGGCAACAAAGAAAAAAGTGTAACAGATCAAGCCCAAAGAGACAATGAAAGCGAATTGCTTGATACGAACGAAGATGGTAAACAACCTTTATATTCTTCTGGCATCTCTTATGACAATATTAAAAGATTAGTTGTTTCTTACCCACAGTTAAGAAAAGCCCGTAATGAATATGCTCCTAATTATGGTGTTTCATCATATACATGTAATGAGCTTGAACCAGAATTTGAAAAATTTCTAAAGGGTGGAATTAACAAGACTGTTAATTTGATGGCTAAAGAGTTTGAACGCAAGAAGGCTGCTTGGGAATACTCAAGAAGTACTGAAGCTAAGAAAGGTTCATTGAATATGAATAAGCTTCACCAATATCAATACTCAGAAGATATCTTTCTTACTGTTGATAGATTAGCACAAGCTAAATCACATGGCATTTTTATGTTACTTGATTTTTCAGGTTCTATGAATGGCATTTTAAGTGATGTTATTTCACAGACAATTACTATTGCTTTGTTTTGTAAAAAGGTTAATATTCCCTTTGAAGCTTATTCATTCACAACAGGTTATAATGATAGCATTACTGATGACCATATAGGTGATAATGATATTGAAAATATTCAAGGATTGAAGTTAGTTCAAATACTTTCATCATCATTAAATAGAGTTCAATTCAAAGAGAGTATTAAACATCTCTTTGCGGTTAAATTGGCGAGATCACATGGATACTCCACCCAATCATCAACATGTCCATTAGATAGCATGGGTGGTACTCCTCTTATTCAAAGTCTTATTGCATGTGAACCATTAATCAACGAGCTAAAAGCTAAGACTGGAATTCAGAACATGAATGTAATGATCTTAACTGACGGCATTGCAGATAGACTTAGAGTAGCTAATCAATATCATATTGATTCTAATGATATTGATATTGATGATGTAAGAATTAAATTTGGATCTAAAATTATTTCTGGCAAGTCTCGTGCAGAGCTTACTGCAAGCACTATTAAGATTCTTGGTGAGCTCACTAAATCAACTATGATTGGATTCTTCTTAGCCACAAATAGACACGATTTTTATTATGGTTATAATACTCTTAGTGATGATCCTAGAGCTTTCCATCCTGATGGATTTAATGGACTAGTTAAAGAATTTAATAGTGTTGGTGTTATGAACTTTAAAAAGTGTGGTGGTTATGATGATTATTTCATTGTTAAAGTTGGTAAAAAGGCTGATGATGAATTTGAAGTTAAACCTAATAAAAATGGTAATGATATTAAGATTAACGATGTTAAACGACAGTTCAGAAGTTTTTCAAAGTCTAACAAACAATCTAAGCAATTAGTTAATAAAATCACTGATGCTGTGGCTGCATAGTGTGTATAACCACCAACATCAATATATTATGTGTACACAGGACACGCTATCTCCAAAGGGATATAAAACCATATCTCTTTTTATTTCGCATTTAGTCTGACATCACTGTGAAACTATGGTATAATAGAACTATAAACAATAAAAAAGGAAGCAAAAAATGAATAAAAAATTAATAGAAAAACTACAAGAGAACTTCGCTGATCAGACTGAATTATCTCCTAAGCAAGTGATTGCTGCTGGTGCTGATGTTGGTATGACTCCAGGTGAAGTGTATAAAGAACTTAACGAATTTCCAAAGATTAGACGTGGTATATACGACATGGCTGGTGTAATGGTACCTTTCAAGACATCACAAAAGACTGCACCGGTTAAGAACATTGGTGTTTCATCAGTAAGCAACAATGAAGTATTTGTTCCAGAACGAGATAAAACCTTCGTTCAATGGGGTAACTTTTCAGATGTATTTAAAATTATTAAATCACAAATGTTCTATCCAACATTCATTACTGGTTTGTCTGGTAATGGTAAAACCTTCATGGTTGAACAAGCATGTGCTAAAGCTAACAGAGAATATGTAAGGGTTCAGATATCACCTGAGACTGATGAAGACGATTTGATTGGTGGCTTCAGATTGCTTAACGGTGAGACGGTGTTCCAAAAAGGTCCAGTGTTAAAAGCTATGGAAGCAGGTGCAATCCTTCTTATAGACGAGATTGATCGAGGTACTAACAAGATCATGTGCTTACAAGGTGTGTTAGAAGGCAAACCAATTCTTGTTAAAAAGACCGGTGAGGTTGTAACACCTAAAGAAGGATTCAATGTATTAGCTACGGCAAACACTAAAGGTAAAGGTTCTGATGATGGAAGATTCACAGCAGCTACAATTCTGGATGAAGCATTCTTAGAACGATTCACTATCACTGTTGAACAGAGTTACCCAGCTCCTGCAGTTGAAAAGAAAATCATTGCAAAACACATGGAAAAATTCGAAAAGATTGATAATGAATTCAATGATTTACTTGTAGGTTGGGCAGACACGATCAGAAAGACTTTCGAAGATGGCGGTGTTGATGAGATTATCTCTACTCGCAGACTATGTCACATTGTTCAGACATTTTCAATCTTCGGAAAAAGAGACAAGGCAATTGCTTTATGTGTTAATCGATTTGATAATGATACTAAAGAAGCTTTCCTTGATCTTTACACAAAGGTTGATGCTACTGTGTCTGGTGTTGGTGAATATCCAAATGATACTTCAACCAGTGAGTTTGATGTTCCTTATGCTGAGTACAAAATTTAATTAAAAATAAACAGCAAAACGGTGTACTTTTGCAGCGTTTTGTGTTATAATAGAATCTATGGAAAATAAAATAAACTACAAATATCATGAAGATAAACTTTTAAACGAGTTTATTCTTTATATAAATAAAACGTATGATCAACACTATTCTAGTGACGATGGTACACAGTCAATGGATCTTATATCTGCGACTGGAAAAGGCCTAGACTTTTGTTTAGGTAACGTTATTAAATATGCTGCAAGGTATGGTAAAAAGGCTGGAGCTAATCGAGCTGACCTTATCAAGATCATGCATTATAGTTTATTAGCATTGAATGAGCACGATTTAAATAATGAAAAGGAGTAAGAAATGAAAAAAGAAACATATACAACAACAACCGGCCTCACTGGGGTTTTAATTAGAAATAGAGATGCATTCGTTAATGGTTATGCCGTAAAGAGATTTGGTGAAAACTGGAAAAATGCTATCTTAAATTCAGCTAGCGATATTAAAACATATACAACAGAACAGTTGGAGACACTATGAAATTAAATAATAGCACGGTCGAAGTCTTAAAGAACTTCGCCGCTATCAATAGCAATATTGTTATTGGTACAGAAGGATTTGTTAGAAGTGTTGCGATCGCTAAGAACGTAATGGCTAAAGCAAATATCACAGATGCATTCCCGTATAAGTTTGGTGTATATGATTTGCCAGAATTTTTAAGCTGTTATAGCTTATTCGATGATGCTGAATTGACATTCTCTGATACTCAGAAGTTTGTGACATTCTCAGATGGTATTCAATCAATTAAATACTTCTTCTCTGATGTAGAGAATTTAGTTACATCAGACAAAGATATTACTATGCCTGAGAGTGCACTCACTTTCACCATTACAGATAGCCAACTTGCTTCTATACGTAAAGCATCTGGTGCACTGAAAGCTAATGACATGGTAATCACCAAGAATACTGAAGGTGGTTTATGGACAAAGTTAACTGTAACTGATCGTGATAATCCAACTTCAAACGAATTTAGTATCAATATTGCCAATTGCTCTATTGATACTGAAGAGAACTTTGAGTTTGTTTTTAATATAAACAACTTTAAGTTTAATCAAGCCGATGAATATAAATTCGAAGTAGCTTCGAAAATGATATCAAAGGTAACTACAGACAATGTTGACTATTGGTTAGCATTAGAAAAATCATCTAAAATCGGAGTATAATATGACAGATAAAGTAGAAGAAGCACAAGTAGAGGCAGAAGCACCAGGTATTGGTTTACAAGATATCGCGGCATGCGTACAAATCATTGATATTGTGACTAAACGAGGTGCCTTTGAAGGTGCTGAATTAGCCGATGTTGGTACTGTACGTAATCGTTTAACAGCATTCCTTGATGCTAATAAGCCAGCAGAACCAGATGCTGATGAAGATGCTGATAAAGAAGGCATGTAGTAAGACCCGCCCC